AAGCAACGGCCAAGCACCGCCTGTGGGTTCCACAGGTTAATTGTCCCAGCCGAACCCTGAGGAATGGCGTTAGACAATGGTGCGCTTTGTGCGTTGTTGAGCGAAGCGGTAATCGTGATTGGAGAACCGCTTGTACCAGCAGCAACAGGCTGACCGCTAACAGTGTAAGAACCAGTAAAACCAACACCAGAGGCGCCGTTAGAAAGGGTGGCACCAACTGTGGGGCCAAATCCCGTGATGGTTGTCCCAGCAGCAATACCCGTACCGCTGATAACCATACCAATCGCAAGAGGGCCGTTGCTGGCCGTTGAAACAATCAGAGTGTTACCCGCAGTCCCAGAAGTGCCGTTGGAAATATAGCCTGACACCGAAGTGTAAGAGTCAAGCGCCACAAAACCTGCACCACCATTGGTATCAACTGCACCAGTGTCGCCACGAACGATCTGGCTTACAATTGAAACACCCGTTGTTGTTGACGCGGAAGACACAAGCGTCAGGGTTGCTGACGTTGGGTTGGCCGAGGCAACAATTGCCGCCGTGGAATTGGTGTACGGGACAATGTTCAAGGTTGTGATGTTATCAAAACCGTAAAACATGCCCGTAAACGCGCCAAAATTTTGGCCGGCGATGTAGGTATAGGGGAGGCGGGGATCAAGAACCCCCGCACCAGCGTAGAAAGCCGACGGCCCCAACTCTGGATTGTACTCCAGAGGGTTGTACGGACTTTGCCCAAACGTCAAAAGGGGGCCGGAGAATGTTGTGATAGACATTGACTATCTCCGATCTTAGAAGGTTGGGAAGCTACCGAAAATGGAACGCCAGTTATAATAACCGAAGGAGTAACGCTCGTAGCCCTTAACCAGCAAGTTGTCGGTCACAAAATCGACTTGCATATCAGTTTCGAACTTGACACGTTCCATATAGGAAAGACCGTCAATATTCGTAAGCAGGAACCAAGCATACTGCGAGGTCAAGAAGTCGTTGGTCATGTAACCTTCAGACAAACCGCCGGCGGTCGTGAGCAAAGCGTTGACGTCATTATCTGCAGTGCCTGGGCGCAATTCAGTCTTAGTCAGACGAATAGCAACTGGCTCCAACTGCGGAGGAACAATCAACTTCTTGGCGCGAGCAAATACTTTCAGACCAGCCTGATCTTTGAACGCGGTACGAACCTGAATCATTGCATTAAGCAGGGTTGATTCGTTCAAGTCAACTTGAGTGGTTGGGGTATTGGCAACAGTGCCGCCATCGATAGGATGCGATGTAGAGCAAAGAGCCACGCCGTCACCGCCAACTGAAGAGTTGTAGGTGGTTGCGTTGTTCAGGATGCTTGCACCGTAAATTTCCTTGGTCTGCTGGAAAGCTTCCACGAGGCCAAGGTTCGATGGATGGAACTGAGTTTTGTAAACGTTGTCGTCAATGGCCTTGCGGGTAATGGCATAACCAAGACCGATTTCGGTATGTTCTTGGTTGTACACAAAACGCTCGCCAGCGCCGTTGTCAAAAGCAGTCTGACCACCTTCAGTCTTCAACTGGGCAAGGCCCAAGAAGCGCAGTTCAGCAGTACGTTCCAAGGCAAGCTTAGAGTCATGCTTAGTGAAGATTTTGTCATACTGAGATGGGATCATCTCGTACTTACCTTCAATGCCACGAAGACCTGGCAGGAGAAGGTCTTTAATCGCCGAAAGATTGACAGCCATTTTACCTTACTCCCTTAAATGCCAGCAAGAGCTTTCATCATCGAGTTGTTAAACCCAACGATGATCTTGTTGTAAGCGGTTGTGCTGTCGTTTCCGTTGATGGAAACCAGCGGGCTAGTCTGACCAGGCAGATAGTTGGCAAGACCGATGATGCGGAATGGCAGGAAGTTGTTGGCAACTGCACCTGCGTTAGAGTTGGCGATCAGTGAGTACTGGTCGGCAAAGTAGGTCGACAGGCCGTTAGCGGTGTTACCAAGGGTTTCGCCGGTCGCAACCGAGTCGTTGTAGTTGAAGCCAATGTTCTGGCCGACCGAAGCCAAACCAACTGCAGTTGCAGTGGTGTTGGAGTTACCGGTCTGAACAATGAACTGAGCATTAGGGTCAGTGACGACATAAGCCTGCACGTCGCCAGTTGCGTCTGCGCCGGGCCAATAGTTGCCCCACACAACGCGCTTTTGCGAAGTGGAGAGGTAACGGCAACCAACAAACACACCAGCAATCGGGGTATACAGGGTGACAACACCCGAAGCCGTCGAAGTTGCGTTGATTGTTGCACCGGCATTGGCGCAAACAATGGTGGTCGAAGTTGCCGAGGTGACTTGGTAAGTGCCGTTCAGGTTGCCCGAAGTCATGGTCGAGCCAACGATGGTGATGTAGGAACCAATCGGAGCCGTGAAAGCATTTGGAGATGAAGGCAGGTTGCCAGATGTCGAGGTAGTTGGAGCCGTAATCGTTACGGTCAACGCGCCCGTTGTGGCGTTGGTGGTGATGGCGGTTGCGCCAACAGTCAACGTGATAGGGCCATAAGCTTGGTTGATGTAGCCAGTGCCAACGCCGGTCGTGCCAGCGGACATCACTACGGGGTCACCAAAGTAAATTGAAGTGGTATTGCCTGAAGCAATAGCCATTGTAACCTGTTCGTACGACGGAGTCGTACCAGTGCCTTGGTACTGCTGAAAACCGTTTGGCGCAAAGGTATTTGCCATGACGGGTTCTCCTTTTTACAGGAGGTTCCATCATCGCACACCGAGGCGACTATGAACCGGGAAGGGTTAACTTTCCACACCGAGGGAAAGGCTTCATAGGGAAGCAATAGAGAAAATAAACTTATTCGCAACAAAAGTAAAGCCCCCTATTTCTAGGGGGCCAAAGTCTTATTCTTCGGGCATTGCCATTGGCTCGTAGCCCTTGCTAATCGTTGGCTTATTGCGGGCAAATTCGCCTGCTTGAGCCTCGGCAAGCTGCTGTTCTCTGTTCTTCACTTGGTTCATCGCACGCATGCGATCCATACGTTTGGCCTCGTCCGTAATTTCTTTTGGACGCTCCATCAAGATCATGCCCTTGCGCTCAATAGTATTGTAATGGCCTTCGGGCATCAGGTTGCGATGGCGTGAAGCAGGCACTGGTTCCCAGCCGCGTGTTTCTTGGGACATCATGTACGATGAGTCTTCCTGACCAAACACGCTTTTGCGTTTCCATTCATAGGTAAAACCCTCTGGAACAATTTGAGGTGGAAGAGCAAACTCGTCAGTGGTGTCATCGACGCTGTTTAAATGACCCCTAATCTCGGCTGCGCGACGTTTTGCACGCTCCAAAGAGCTTTCTTCGCGTAGATCAGGACGAACTGACGAGCGTAAAGAAGCAGCTTCGTTTACGGCAGCGTCTGTAACAGCAGCAACCGTAGTTTTTTCAATTACTTTTGCAAAACGTGAAGTTTTTGCACGGGCGCGGCCCGTTGTTTCCTTAGTGGGTTCCATTTTCTATATCCTTAATTCAGTTTGCCTTCGCGCTGCAGCGCGATTTTGTTTAAAGCATAGTCACGGTCAGACATGCCCATCATTTGTGCCATTTCGCGCTCTGCAGCGGTCAAACGCACAACATTTGTAGTTGATCCAGTGCCATTACCACCGCGAGAAACAGGCGCAGCAGGCGGAGCCGTGCGTCGTTGCGTTACTTTGGCGGTCTCGGCAAAAGGATCAATGTCCTGCTGCGTGCGGTACTGCTGTTGAAAACCCAAACGCCCTTCGATAAAGTCAAAATATTCCCGCGTGTCGGGGATAATGCCATCATCAAGCGCGTCAGCATGTGCACGAAACATTTTATCAATGGTTTTCTGGTTTCCCAGACGATCACGGTTAGAACGCAACCACTGTGCAGATGGTTCAGTGACCTGAGAGGCCAAAGCCTCAATATGATCACTGTATTGTGGCTGTGGCGGCGCCTGTTTGGGCCGTTCTTCCATCGCCTTGTGGCCGGCTTCAAGCTGAGAGTACTTAACTTTGTTTTCAGCCATGGCGTCATTGATATTGGCGGCAGAATCATAGTCGCCAATAGACATGGCTTCGCTATAACGCGCCTTCAACAGGTCATTATTGCGCTTAACCGTTTCCATCGCATTTTTAATGAGGTGGAGTTGCGTGTCTTCGGTTTCATTTTTGGCTTGAAACTCGCGCTGTGCAGCCTCTTGGGCACGTTTTTCGGCCTGCATGCGGGCTTGACGTTCTTGTTCAAGTTTTGCCTGCAGTTCTTTAATGCCATCTTCAGGCGTCAGAACAATAGTTTCATCAGCTTTTGGTTCGTCAACATGAACAATTTCAAGTTCAGGTTCGGATGCCTCGGCTGTTGTTAAATCTAATTCAAGTTCAATTTCTTTTGATCGTTTTGCCATAATTTATATCCTTACCAAATCATGTCAGGGCTAGGCGTGCGGCCACGAATGACAGTGTCATCAAGCAGGCGGCACAAAACCCCATTAACTTCGAGTCCCCATCCGTCTGAAGGGCGGAAGAAAACCCAATCACCAACAGCGACATCAATGCCGTTGAACCAATTCTGCGACTCGTCAACAAAAGCCAACGGGCCTTTCTTCAGAACAAGGCCCATTTTGCCTTGCCACTTGTCCTCGTCACGGGTTTGATTTGCCAAAATGATCCCGCCAGATGTTTTTTCTGGGCGGATATAAATGGCGACAAGGATTTGGTTGTTAAAAATTTCAACCGTGGACAGGTCACCAACCTCTTCCATGATTGTCTTACGCGGATCAACCGCATGTTTCATATTGTAAGCCATTGTAATTCCCCTCTCTTAACGTAACGCCTTATCAGCCAAATCCTTTGCTTCGTCGCACAATTCAATTGCCGCCTTCAGCCCAGTAATTTGACCAACAAGAAACTTGTATTGAGCAAAATCAACAACGCCATAACCGCCAGCTAGGCTTTCAGTCACGCGCTCAATGTTGTCGTGCAACATTTCCTTTAGTTTGCTTTCGTAATAGTGATTGTATGATTGCATAATTTTCCCTCTCATTTTCCCTCTCATTAGTAGCAGGCGACCGGCAGGGAGAGGGGGGAACTGCCGGTCGCCTTTTTGTCAGGACAGGAGGCGCCTAACAAAACTTAGTGATGCCGTTGGATTTGAGCCTTTTCCAAACGGCCCAAACCGCTGCCCGGACCGGCATCCATATCTTGTTCACGACGGTATGTGCGACCGCCGGCC